TCAAAATTACCCTGCCTTTTAAACTTCTCAGACATATCGTAGAAAATGGCTTGGTGACTTATCTCAGGTACGCTTATTTTTTCTAAGCCTTTAGCTACACCGCGTGCTAGTCCACCAATACCTGCACCAAACAGTGCTGCCATACCTACGTTCTCAGCAGCTTGCTTAAACCCGTATGTGTTTCCTATCTCATTTTGCCACTCAGCTACAAAGGGCTGAATAGCTACTTCGCTGGCAGCGTTAATTGCAGCTTCCATAAGGGCTGTTTTTATTATCCCATACGAAGACGCTGCACCAAAAGGGAGTGTTGCAAGATTGATAGGGTCCGTAAATCCAGCGCCAATCCCCCCTGCAAGCCCGCCGCTAAAAGCCGAAAAACCTGTAGCTCCTGCTGATACCTTTTCTAAGTTCTTTAGAGAAGACCTAGCCTTAGACTTAGCTCGCTCATTTACTTCCCCAGAAAGCCACATGCCACTTGCGCTATCTGGCAAGCTAACCTTTGTTTGCTCTAAAAGCGTATCTACCGCTTTTATCATCTCAGGACTTTCGCGTCTTAGTGTACCAGTTCTTGGATCTGCTATAGCTTCTTGGCTACCATCTTCTAACAAGCTAAGCGCATCTTGGTAAATGTCTCTACCCACTGCTGACTTATAGTTGTCATCTCGTTCTTGTGTGAATTTCTGTCTTAGGTAACTTGTTGAATTTGAGTTGTAGTTATCTCTTGTGGCTTCAAAGCTTGCACCCACTACGTCAGTAAAAGTAGTAGAGGGCACTTGGGCCTCTACTATGCCTGAATCCACTCTAGTCCTATTTACTAAGTCAAATATACCAGCCACTACAAGGGAACCCCTCTACGGCTTAAGTCTGAGCCCTTTGGTTTCTCCTTAGGTATCTTTCTTTGGTATTCTACTATAGACTTCATATCTAATTCAAAAGGCTCACCCTTACTATCTAGGACTAGCTCATTATCTCTTTTTAGCATGTACAGACCATCACCTACCTGTATAGGGCTTAAGCGACCTTGTGACTTTAGAGCGTTTAAGTTTTCACCTGATGCAGTTCTTAAGGTGTCTTTGTGTGTGGTCATAAGCATGTCATCTGTTAAGTTCTCAAAAGCATCTACAAACTCGGAGTCATCAACAAACTTTCCACTCTTATCTCTAAATGAAAATATGCGCCTATCATTAATGTCTATCTGTGGACCAACTATACTCTCTAAGGAGTCTTGAAACTGAGAAGAATCTAACTCTGCTAAAGAGCCTCCCGACTCAAAGGTTTTATTAGCGCTGTGGTAAAAAGCTGCGTCCCGAATCTTTACTCTTAAGTCTGGATCTGAAATAGCATTACCCACATACGTATCAAAATCTTCTTTAACTCTGGTATCAGACGGTAACAAAAAGCCTGTTTTACCAGTCTCAGCGCTGCCACCCCTTTTCTCAAGCTCAGCGTTAAATAGCTTTCGCCCAGCTATAATCCCTTGAGATACATCAGGTGCTTCACTCGAAACCGAAAGTGCTATACCCATGCCTGGGTCCACCTTAAAGACTTGCTCTGAGATACGCTTTTGCATGTCAGAATCTGCGTTCTTATCTAAGTTTATTAGAAAAGCATTTATGTCCTTAGCTTCTGAATCTTTTAAAAAGCTTGCTACACCCTTAGCTTCTGCTGGGTTTAGAAAAGGTACTTCATCCTGCCTAAGACCATGCCTCGTTCTAGCATCTTCTATAAATGCTTTTCTATCTATAAGTGTTGTGCCTAAGCTATTGGGATCGCCAAACTTGATAGTGCCGTACTTCTCTCCTGCCTCAGTAAAGAAAGCCCAAGGGTCTTTAAACTTAAGTTTTTCTAGGCTGTTTATCTTAGTTTTCTTCTGATTGTCTAAAGCATCTAATCTGGAATATAAGCCGGCTTTGTCAGTACCATCTAAGAAGTCATCTAGGTCTTTCCCGTCAAGCTTCCGTCTTGCATAGTCAGGGTTTAAGCGTATCCACCCAAGAACTGAGGATACCGCTATTTCTTTCTGGCCCCTAGCCTTTAACTCTAAAGCTTTGGTTTTAGGTAGCTGGCCCGTGGTAACTAGCCTATCCATATCTTTACTGTGCTGGTCTATTTGTAAATCCAAAGAGCTAGGACTTGAAAGCGCTGCTGAAGATAAGTTGTTTAAAATAGTAGAGTAATCAGTTACCGCCTTAACACCCGCTAAATCAGCTTGGCTACCCGCTGAGGCATTGTGCATGTGCCCCTTAATCTTCGCTGAGCTTTCAGCAAACATGCGCCTTGCCGTAGGGGACGTTGCGTTCTCGCCCACTTCAGTAAGGGTGTCATCAACTCTCTTGTTGTAATCTTCAAAAGCTTTTGCATCCCCTGGCTCAGCAGTTCTTACAAGCTGTTCAAGGTCTCTTGCTAAATCAGCATTGGCTCTTGATAGATTAACCGATACTTCAGATGCATTTTTTTGGTCCAGGGCTTTTTCAACACCTGTAACGCTTGCATTTGCCGCCCGGCCTAAATTTTGTAAAGCCCTACCTGCGCCTGCACCTAACTGGTCCGGTGTTACTCTCGGGCCTTGAACAGGACCAGCTGCTTGCGTCTGTCTTTGGTACTCTCTTATTACTGGCATTTAACCACCCGCTCCACCACTGACTGCCTGTTGGGCCGCTTGGCCCGCACCTTTTACTACAGCCGACGCTTGGTTTATAAACCCGGCCCTGCTTGCGGATCTGCCAGCTTCTCTAAAATTACTAGCTTCTTTTAAGAATGCATCACGTTTACTTCTACCAGAATCACGCATGTTGATTATGTCTTTTTCAGCCATGCTCGCATTATCCCTTAATACTTCAAGGGCTGAGCCTTCCATTCTAATGCCGCTTGCGCCAATAGCTGCCACGTTTCGCTCTCTATCTCGCATGACCGATATTCTAAATTGTCTTTCATCTTCAAATGTCTTTTTCTGAGTTTCCTGAGCCATTCTTTCAGATTCAAGTGAGTTTAAACCAAGGGCCCTTTTCGTGGCGTCCGCTTCTTGGCCCGCCCCTTCAAACTCAAGAAATGTAGTAGCTGCGCCCATTATCTGTCCTGCGTATGAAGTTGAGGCATGATTGCTAAAACCACGCATGGCAACGGTTGATCTTGCCTAAAACATAATTGGTTCTGAAAATCGTAGTCTGCATCTAATGTTTCAGAGCGTATACCCGTATATAAAGCTGGCGCTCTACCCATCGCATCTGAAGCTGTTCTAAAGGTAAGTGTAGTTAAATCAGTAAAGCTTGTACCAATCTTAAGGCCTAAAGATCTATGCAGCATAATACCTACTCTGTGCGTTCTTTGGGTTTTACCCAGGGCTGTACCATCTGCTGCACCCGCATTAAGTCTTAGCATTTTACCATCTGAATTATACGTGTAACCCAAATGAACTGTGGTAGCTGGTGTATCCAAAGTTACAGCGCCACTTGAAACTGTTTGTGAAGGCTGGGTACCGCCATCAGCGCATATGCTTACCAACTCACCCTCTAAGTGACCCAGGCCCGATATAGTTGATATGTATTTTCTAACCTCTCCACCTGAAACGTAAGTGGTGTAAGATGTGGTATCTAAATCAACCCCCGCTAAATCAGTAAGCTCAAAAGTATCTGTAGTCTTGTTAGCGACTAAGGCACTCACGCCACTAAGCTCTGTCATTCCAAGTATGCCTGAAAACAGAACCTTATCGCCATTGGAAAACCCATGAGCAACTGCTGTTACAACGCCAGGGCTTGCCTTAGTGATACCCGTAACTGTTACCGGGTCATCATAAGTAAGACCCGCATCTACAAAGAAAGCATCTTTTTGTTCTATTGAATCATCAAATATCGGAGTTAAAAACTCAATGTGTCTTGTAACAGCGCCGTTTACATAGCGCTGAACTATCATCCAAGTCTCATCTCTTGAGCCGTCTTGAGATGGTATAGTAGCGATACTTTCTACTTTTGCAGGAGTACCTGCTGCATCGCTAACTCCACCTATTAACTGCCTATGCCAGCCCACTTTAAAAGAATCAACATCTCTTTCATAAGTTAACCCGACTAAGTACCCATCCGAGCGTACACACCACAGAATAGGCTGAGGCTCTTTGTTAGCTGACATCTCAACAAGCCCACCTTGAGTTATATGCTCAGCAAGTAATGTTAAGTCACTCGCCCTAAAACCATCAACTTCGAATGAGTAGTTTAACTCTCTTACTTTTCTAGAGGATGGCTGAACAAATAAAACCGACTTACCAAACTGGATGGCCTGTATATTTGCACTCCCATACGTAGTCGATCTTTTCGCTGTAATGTTTGCAGGTGTTAATGCTTCACTTTGTGAAGATGGCCTAACTATCCATTCCCCGCCTGTAGTCCCTACTATCAAACCTTTTTCATCTGAAGTAATCCACCGGACCACATTCACATCATTGGCATTAAAGGTGAAAGACAAAGCTGTTGAATCAACTACTGTCCCACCTAATGCCGACGGTGCAAAGTCAGTATAGTTACCCACAACACTTGCATCTATTCTTTGCGGAGTGTTTGAGTTACCACCAAATATCAATCTATCCTCATGAAAGGTAACTGCCGCAGGGTAACCCGTGGTGCCCGACCACACCCCTAGTCTCCAAGAAGTTTTAGCAGCAGTGTTAGTTAAAGTTTTAGTTACGTCTATCGTTACGCTGCCGTGGTTCACGTAGGTCACTATTGTACCCCAACCCCACGTAGCGACTTGCTGCAATCTTACAACTCTACCCACATCTGTACTTTCAAAAACACCGGGTCTAGCTATGCCGCCTGATGTATATGTATTTGCGAAAGTAGAGCCTTGTAAGTCAAAGTTATTGGCATCTATCTTAGTTACGGTCCAATCACCATTAGCTTCTGTAGTTCCACCGACACTCTCTATGCCCGTCTTATCGCCCGTAGCAAACAAATGGCCAGTCACTGTTATTCTTATTAAGCCAGACCCGTTGTTGGCAGCATTTGATATAGTACTCGTAGTATTATCAGACTTTAGCGTCACACCCGCACCCGTAGCTCCCCCTGGGGTTAAAGATATGGTCGTGGCATTCACTGGTAAGTACGGTGACTCATCAAACTCAATCTCAGTCAGTGTCCAAGAAGTATGACCCGTTCTAGTTAACTGCCTTGGAGCATAATCCGGATGCACGATATACATTACGTCTGCACTCTGAGTAACTCGTATCTGAAATAAATCAGCCGCTGCATAAGGTGACGTTATCTCGTAAGGTGATCCACCCGATTGTATTTGACCTTGGTTTCTGTAAAACCTTACATACTGGTTTCCAAATTCTAATATGTAGGCTTGAGTTGTAGAAAACCTAAAGGCTATAAGCCTTGAATCTTCACTAACAGTCTCGGTAGTAGCGACATACTGCGTGCCAGATCTTTTAACTAAACCACCTTGCAAAGAGGGTACGAAATTTAAACACGTTTCTAGCGCTTCTCTATATCTATCAAGACCCACTTGCCCATTCATTAATGGGCTAAATTCTCCACCGGAAAAGCTTGATTGTATGGGTGAGACTTTTGGCATTTAGGCCCTCACCGTTACCCACGTATCCTCGGGTGGATTTTGAGCCACACGCTCAATAGCGTTGACCCGTCTGGCATCAGCGATTATGTCTTTGTACTGAGATGATATATCAGCCTTTTTGGTGTTAGACTGAGTTATTTCTTCAGCTAAAGTTTCAGCAAGCTTATAAGAAAAAGCTTCCCTAAACAAAGCATCCATTTCATTCGGGTCTGTTACGTCATATATGTATCGTATCTTTAATGGCGCAGCATCGTCAGTTACTATACTCTTTCCCTCAATCTGCCAGTCTAAATCGTTAGTCAGATCTTCACCGTCTTTGGGTAGTAGCCTTAGAAAATCAGACGGCAGTGGAAAGCTATTTGTTTTTGTAAAAATAGGTGCAGTAGCGTTTGCTGCAAGGCCTGCCCTTTTCATAGCAAAAGACCATGAATGCTTTCTAAGCTCTGCAAGCTTTACAGGCTCATAAGCAAGATTAATAGATCTAGCATTTCTAGAATCTTCGGTAAGTGAAGTGATACTTTTAGCACCTAGTATCTGTAGCGCTCTATTTGCTATCTCAACCTTAGATGCCAAAGAAACCTACCTGTTAGTTTTAGTTATACAAAAAGACACAGTAACGTTTGCCGCATTCGGCGCTGCTGACATGTGCGGCCTTATTACATCGCCCACTGCTAAATATCGAGTCGCCGCTATGGTACCGTAAGAAGCAACACCCAAAGTAAATGGGCCCAGTGTTTGATCGCCTGCAATAGATGTTGT